CACATACAGCAGGCGTTGACAGACGAGGTGGAGATGACGGCCGAGAATTTCCCGAAGCCGTCCCGCCTATGCGGCCGTCAAGTGCCGAACAATCTCGACAGCCTGATGTTCGAGCAGCTCTGTCGTTTACAAACCATACGAAACGTACATGCCTTGTTACTCATCCCGCCTGAAATCATCCTCGGGCTTCCTGCTGCGAAAATCATGAGGACATCGGCGCGCGACGCAATAGGTTTTGCTATTTGGGTCGGGACCGAAATAGAGCGCATCAACAAGCTTTTCCAAAGCACGATTGTAAATCCGACAAAAGAAGAGATTGCCGCTGGTATCGAAAGGCTGCGTTTCGGTCCGTTCGGGATGGTCGATTGGTTCGCCCAGCGCATGCACATAGCCGATCACGATCAGGTCATGGCTTTACCTTGGCTTCGCCTGTACGAATGTGCTCGGATCGATGCACGTCGAGCTGAGTACGAACGCCGGTTGCGAGATATTTACCAGCAAAAGAACAAACTATGAAAAAGAGCGTCGAAGAAAAGATCAGGGAAATCATCGAAGCAATGGGCATCGCGTATCTGTTCGAGTCGTGGCACGGCGCGAATGTCGAGCTTGATCGAAAAAAGCGGACGCGGGTGTTATCCTACCCTATTTGCATCAACGTACTGCCGCAGCGCGGTACGATTTACTGGAACAACAATGGCCAGATTGTCGATGCTCCGAACTGCGTGCTCGCGTTCGGTGATGAAATTCGGCTTGATGCTCCGGCCGACGAAGTGCAGCAAGTCGTCGAACGTATGAAGCAATTGGCGATGCAATTTGTCGTGCGTGTGAACGGTAGCGGGCTATTCGAGCCGGTTAGTGGCCCGATAATCTATACCTGTATGTTCGACAAATTGGATCGGAACCTCGCGCTCGTGACGGTCGAATTGGTATTGCGAGAAATTATGGGTGTTTGCGCGCGTAATTTGACGGAGTAATGGAAGCGCTTAGATATCAGGGAGCAGAGGTAGTTGCAGAGGAACTCGAAGCGCTACGTCAACGTATTATTGCCAACATGGACGCAGCCGGTCAGCGCGCAAGTGGAGCAACGGCCAATAGCCTGACACCTGAAGTGACGGAAGGGTCGGCCGGAATCACTGGTATTTTGTGGGGGCGCTCGTTCTTTTCCACGCTTGAAAAGGGATCGCGTCCTTGGAAAAGGCAGTACATTCGGCCGCCGAAGTTTTTCATCGATCTGATGGCCGAATGGGCTGCGAGAAAGGGTATCTCCGCGCCGGCCGGAGGTATTGCGTACAACATTATGACGAAAGGCTCGAAGTTATATCGCACCGGTGGCCGGACAGATATTTATTCAAACGAAATTCATGCGACGATTGATCGGATTGCCAGTCGTCTCGCCGGTATCTTTGACGTGGCGATAGACGAATCGATAACCAAAAAATAGAATAGAGCATGAGAATATGGGATGCGGGCTTGGGTTTTTCGATCACCTACCCTAACTCGGTACATTTCGCCTTCACGCCGGCGATTATCAGCGTTTCGGGCCGAATCAAATCGGCCTCTGTCGAGATTACCTGCGACTCGACGGGTCAGAGTTACACAGAGAACCGCAAGGCATCACCTGCTGGCGGAGTCGTGTTCGATATCCAGCGTTATTTGCAGATGATTCTCGAAGGCATCAGGCATTCGGTTGTCGATTATTCTGTTCGATTTTCAGACAGTCCTATCGTCCGAAAAATTCATGTAAAAGTCACGGTAAGCGTAACGACGTTCGAGTTCGATATGGATTGCGTGTGGGGCGCTCTCGATGCCGGCGAGCGGTGCGGGGGCCCGTATATCCGTACATGGTTCGTAAACTACCCTTTCACGTTCAATGTGATTTCCAAACCAAGCAACTTTTTCGATGTCAAGTGTGACGACGGGCCGGTCAGTTCGCTCGCCTTCGGGTTGACGACGACCGACGAGGACGATTATCATCATTACATAGTCAATCCGGCCCGCGTTTTCGATACCTTCTTGGCAAACCGCCGTCTGTACATTGCCATTCCGAATGCCTTGCAGATTCGCAATGACGTGGAACGGGTCGGCGTAACGTCATACGATTTGCGAATAAGCCGCGATTGTTCGGGCGTGTATCTGCGGTGGATCGACCGGCAAGGGCAGTACGAATACTACCTATTCCAACGGACAGCTCACGAATACGCCATAAGTAAAGACGAGTCATTTTCACGTAATGAAATGAGCAATCCCGCTCAATACGTTGACGGGGTGAATATCGGAACATCGACACGCCAGATTCTACGACAGGCCGAAACGCTCACGATAGTAGCTCCATTGATCGACGATCCGACATACGACTATCTGTCTGATCTGGCACAGTCGCCGGTGGTCGATTTGTTCACCGGTTACGACGATGAAGGGGTGCCGATGTGGCGGAGAGTGAATGTGGCTACGGGATCGCGGACGCGAAGCAACGACCTGCTGCAAGATTTCAATGTATCGATTACCCTGCCCGAGAAAAATGCGCAAATCTTGTGAGGCATGAAGGAAGAACTATACATAGATGATCAGATCGTAGACCTGTATCCGGACAAACCGATCACGCTGAATTTCAAGTCGAATATTCTACATGACATCAGCAAAATCACGGCGTCGAACAGCTATACGATTCAGTTGCCTAAAACGACTCGTAATCGTTGCGTATTGGATAATCCGACGGCTCCGGCCTACGACAGCCGTTTCCGCTATCGGACTCATGCCGCGCGGTATCTGCGCAATGGAATGATTGTAATCGACAGCGCGACAGCTATCGTAATGGAAAGTTCCGAAAGTTACGAGATCGCTCTGACGTGGGGCGTATTGCAGGCTTTGAAGACATGGGTATCCGATGCTCCTAAATTATCCGATTTGCCGGATGAAGGTACGACGCTCGCGTGGGACGAGAATACGGTGCCGGATTCTTATCCGCCTGCGGCTGGCGCTTTCTTCGCCGATTATAATACAGGAGTCCCCATGCTTTCGGAAGCCAAGAAGTTCGGCAATATTCATCCGTCAGTTCGGGTCGCTTGGATTCTGGAGCAGATCGAACAAGCCAACGGGTTTACGCTCGATATTCCGTCGCCGCAAAAAGAAGCGATTGAAAAACTGGCGATTCCATTGTTTGAAACCAACGGTAACATCACGAGTTGGAATGCGCAAGGCTACAAATCTTCCGACAGCTATTCGGGAAGGGCTACCGGGGTTTCCGGAGATACATGGTATGCGATTCTCCCGACAACATACACACAAAGCTCGCAGATTTGGACCGATCCCTATTTCGACACAGGGGGCAGCAGTCGAGTCCGGATTTACGTGTCAGGACAGATGCTGAAAAAATCGGCGATAGATACACATTGGGACAATCCGTCGGTCAGGTTGTACGAAGGATCGACGTGGGACGAAGTCGTCGGCGCTGCGGTTCCCGATTACAAATGGGATGCTGAACCTATTTCCGGTCATCCCGATCAAGGGTATACTATATTATTCGATCAAGTGGTTACCCTGAAAAAAGGCACGTCCTTCTGGCTGATCTCGACCAGTGATTGGCGACTGACCGATGCGGCGGTATACGTGAGTCCTTACGACGTAGACCTGCATTACCCGACGGCATATCCAATCGTTCCAAATCTTCCGAATATTAAGCAGATCGATTTCATCAAGGCATTATGCGCGATGTTCGGGCTTTTTGCCATGCCTTCGGGCACGCCGAACACGATCCGTTTGGTATCGCCGGATGTGCTATTGTCGAACATAGGCAGTGCGATTGATTGGTCGAACAAGTTGATTGATGCGGGAGATCACGAGCCGAAGTCAACGGCTTTCACGTTCGGGGATTTCGCACAAAGGAATAATTTGAAATACAAGGAGGATGATACGGTAAAGATTGATGCGGACGGAGTTCTTGTCGTGGACGACGAAAGCCTTGATCCGGAGGAAGACCTTATCACACTTCCGTTTGCAGCCTCGTCTGGAAATATCATCGCGCACTATGAATGGAAGGACTCGACGAGCGGTGAAGGGCGAGAGCTCGAAGAAGTGAAGGTCGAGCCCCGCATCATGAATCTGACGAACGTGTCGGGTAAATGCGCGCTTTCGTTCGATGGGTTGAAATTCAGTGAATTGATAGCAGATTATTATGTCAACTATCAGGCGTTAATAAATCAGCCCGTCGTTATTAAAGAACGTTTTACCTTGACCGAATATGATCTTCAGACGCTTGATTACACTGTCCCCGTCTATTTGCGGCAATACGGCCGGTATTACGGTATTGTCACGATACAGACGAGCTCCGCGCATATTTGCGAGGTGCAACTATTGCAGTTATCGGAATCGGCAAATCAGTAAATATCATAGATATGGCGAATTCAGACACGAAAGAGAAGATACTCGAAATTCAGGTGAATTACGATAAGGCAATACAAGGGTTGTCCGAGTATATGGGCAAACTTGAGGAAGTCAATGCAGAAGAAAAGAAGCTGCGTGAAACTATCAAAGAAAGCGGAAAATCTACCGATGAACAACGGAAGCGGCTTGCCGCAATAAAGGCTGCACAAGATGAGTACAAGAGCGCGATTCGCGATCTAAACAAAGAGGTTCAGAACAATATCAAGCATGAAAAGGAGCAAGATGGATCATTGCGTTCCTTACGCGCTCAATTATCGAATGCGACGAAAGACTTCGATAGTCTTAGCAAGGCCGAAAGAGAAGGAGCGAAGGGTAAAGCGCTTGCCAAACATATTAACGAGTTGACCGATGAGCTCAAAGAGGCAGAGGCCGAAACACAGCGCTTCTACCGCAATGTCGGTAATTATGAAGAGTCTATCAAGAAAGCCATTGCTGCGAATGTTCCGTTTATTGGACAAATTCAAAGTATGATAGATGTATCGGGTGGTGCAAGTAAGGCTATCAAATCTTTGGGATCGGCCGTCGTGAATTTGAGTAAAACGCTGCTTACGCTGTTGGCCAATCCTGTATTTGCCGTATTGGCCGGCCTTGCGGCGATCATAATGGCAATCAAAACAGCTATCAATTCGAGCGAGGAGGCGACGAATAGGTGGAATGTCGTTCTCGCTCCTCTCGGACGCGCTATGGATTTCTTGATGAACCTCTTGCAAAAAGCGGTGGGTTACTTGTTGTCTTTCGTCGAAGCCGGAATGAAAATGTATGATTGGGCTATGAAATTGGCCGAAAAACTGCCTATTGTGGGCGATAAGATTAAAGAAATCAACAAAGCGAACGAGGAAGCGATACAGCTTGCCAAAGAAAAGGCCGATATCGAGAAACAAGCACGCGAGAATGAAGTCCTCAATGCCAAAGACGCATTAAGAGTGGCCGAGCTCAGAAAAGAAGCCAAGGATCGCGAAAATGCTACTGCAGAGGAAAGGCTGGCGGCTATAAAAGAGGCGAATAAATTGGAAGAACAAGCTGCAAAACGTAATGTAGAATTGGCCGAGCGCCGTTATAACGCTCTGAAACTCGAATCGGAGAGGGCGGAAAATAACGCCGAGACAAACGCTGAGCTCGCAAGGCTCGAAGCGGATATGTACAATGCTCGGAGAGAGTATTTTTCAAAGACAATGGAACTGTTGGAGCAGGAAAATACGGTTCGAGGAGAAATTGCCGCTAAAGCGAAGGAGGCTGCTGCTGATATGCAAGCGCGAAAGCAGAAAGAACTCGAAGCCGTCCGAGCTGCACAGGATGCGATCTTCGCGCTGATAACTTCGGAATCGGAACGGCAGTTGACTCAAACTGAGGCGACTTATAATCGACAGATCGAGGACCTGAAGAAGCGGCTTGAAACGGAAAAGGACTTGACTATTGCCGCAAAAAGAGCGATTAACTCCCAAATCAACGCACTTGAGGACAAAAAGGAAATCGACCTCGCGCAGATTCGCCAGCAAGCCAACAAGGACGAAATTCAGAAAGAGGCTGACAAGCAAGCGAAGCTGATCGAGCTACGCCTATCCGCGCTTAAGGAGGGCAGCGATGAAGAACTGGCGCTCAGAATTCAGCAGCTGGAGTTGCAGAAGGCCGAGGAGATACGTGCGGCGGAAGAGTTGGGTATTGCCCGGGTCGAGGTTGAGGCTAAGTACAATAAGCTGATCGAGGATGAACGGACGAATGCGGCTGAGAATCTTCGCAATAAGGCGGCCGAAGAATTGGCGCTCGAATGGCAGAATAAGATCAACGAAGCTGCCTTGCACCATGAAGACACATTGCAGTTAGAAGTCGAGTACCGGCGGTCTGAGCTGGAGGCTTTGCATCAAATGGAGGGCGAATCGGACGCGGAATTTAAAGCCCGGCAGTTGGAGGCTGAGCAGAATTACGTCGATGCAAAAAAGACGCTTGCAAATAAAGAAATGGAAATCGAACAAGCCAAATATGAGGCGGCCGCAGCAATTACTGGGGGAATGTCTGATATGTTGGCTGAAATCGGAGAGAACAATCGAGCTTTTGCCGCCGCATCCAAGATTTTAGCATTGGCCGAAATCGCCATTGATACTGGTAAAGCCATATCAGCGGGTGTAGCCTCGGCGATGGAAGTTCCATTTGCTGCGTGTTTAGCAGCGGGTGGTA